CTTCGTTCTTGGCCGTGGCGTCCATATCAAGATATGTGCCGAAGACACCATTCTCGGCCACCGTCATTGCTGCATCATTATTGGACGGCGCGGAGAAAGCTTGAATATTCTTGCGTTTATTCACTTCCTTCTCAACCCGACCTATTTGATAGCCGAATAGTTGGATCATGTTCAATTCCTTTTAATAAACAAATATAGGGGCAGCACCATTATTTAGATGCACCCCTATATCGTAGACCACTTTGAATAATGTTAGAGTATATTCAAAGTTATTAGGTGATGAAACCTGATCCGGTAGTGCCGCCCTGAAGTTCCCAGTAATCATAAGTCCATGTTACGGTAAATTCTTCGATCTGATCATTCGAATCCCAAGCCATATCAATCGTTGATACCTCTTGCGGCCAAAGGCCTACAAAATTGTATGTCCGAATTGGAAGACCTGTCTTAGAATACTGGATGATCTGAGCGTCCGATTTGTATTCCGAAGGCGATGAAGAGTCTAGTTTTGCAATGTTACCGATCGGTGTATTGATTGCATGAGACCATTCCTCTATAGCGTTCCGAACAGCAAAGTCCTCATCATTCATGATGGTGGTTGTCCACTCTGCATATGTACGGTCGCCAGCAATTTTGATCTTACGACCAAAATATGGTAATTCAATGACACCCAAAGTAGCGGCGGGAATTTGACCCGCTTTTACCATGAACGGCACTTGAATATCAGCCACGTTATTAATGGGGTTGGTGATTCGAACCGCGAAATGTGTATTTCGGGCTCCACCCAACGCCATTTGACCAGTGAATAGATTTACATTAAATGCCACGTTGTTTCTCCTCTTGTTGTTGTATTTATATCAGTTGAACTTAAAATTTGCCAACGACTTCGGTGAATTCGACGCCAGTACGGACGGCAACAAAGTTCAACTGGATGAAGTTGATAGAACGGGCAGGCTTAACGTAGATATCACCGACAAATTCGTTATTGTCGATAACTTCCGCTGTATTGTTTGTTTCATCTGCAACCACACGGTAATCGTAGATACCACGACGGCCCTGGATGTTACGCAAGAACGGCTCAACCATATTACGGAATTGCGCTCTGGTGAATTCATCGTTGAACTCAAACAGCATGAATTTGGATGCTGTGGAGATAGCTTTTTCAAGCACGATGAACAAACGGCGAACATTGATACGGTCAAATGCGCTCGGTTGGGTCAACATGGTCTTATCACCAAATAGCACAATGCCGTGACCCGGAGCAGAAACAACTGGATTAATGCCCGCTTTGTATAGGGTATCCTGTTCCGCGCGGGTAGGATTGTATGCAAGCTTAACAACGTTCTTGATGGCTCCACGCTGGTAACCAGCTGGTGACCACCATGCATCACGGATAGTATCAGTACGAACGCATAGGCCAGCAACATCGCCGTTCAACGGGACATAACGGTACAAATCGTTGTACCTGTCATACTGGTATTTCCAGCCACTGTCCATTGTCGAATATGAAGAGGACGCTAGAAGATCGCGGAAAGTCTTAGAAGCGGTAGCCTCTGAGCCTTCGTTGTTCACCACATCATTCTCTTCAGGTGATAGGCAGACCAGAACGTCTTTACGGCTCTCGCCAATGTTATCGACAAGGTGAGCGGCAACAGTGATATTGGCGTCCGCGCCCATAACTAGGGAAACGTCAACATCGGAAGCATCTGCGAACTTATCGTAACCACGGATTTTGTCAGCGTTCGAAGGCGCAGCGCCACGAGTACCACCAGAAAGCGATTCAGAAATAACGGTTACGCTATCAATAAAGCTTGTGCTTGCCGCGGCTGTACCAGCATTGGAGTTACCCGATGCATGATCCATCCAACGTACCCATGAAGACTGTTGGTTAATGACTTCACGGTAATAATTGATCGATCCGTCAGCGGTCTTGCCATCCGAAGCCAACGAAAGTTGCTCGTATACTTCAAGGACAGTTCCGGGCGTGGCTGTGATACCACCGTCTTGATCAACCACTGTCATGTGGATTTCATCATTGGCGCCAGAAAGGTTGCTAACAAAGGTAGAAGTTCCTGGGGCTTTATCAACGTTATTG